GTGGCGCTGGTTGCCCAACATGTCCTTTCAGACCTCCCGCAAGGGGGGTCTTTTTTTATGTAAATTTTATGTTAAGCACAATGTGTAGCACAGTATACAAAAAATAAGAGTTGCTTAGTAACACCTCGATTTTGTCAGAAAATGCACATAGCGCATATAACTAGTAGTAGAATTATGCGAGGTGGAAAAATGATCCTTAAACCCCTTCTTTAATTATGTGTACACGTTACGGGGGTAATTATGCACAACATAACGTCCCGCAATCAGTTAGATGAGTGGCGTCATTTTGAGAATACCGTAGATGACCTAGAAGTCGAAAACCAAAAGATTAATGACTACTACGAATGCTTAATTGAGTGTGACGCCATGGGTCAAAACGTTTGCAAATCTGTATGTAAGAGGTTGCTTATGTAATATAAATAGTTTTACCGTGTGAAGGAAGTGTAGGGGATCTTAGATCCCCTCTTTTTTTCGCTAAATAATTTTATACTCTGAAATTTACATCATGGATTATAAACCATATTCTCCAGAGTGGCATCGTAAAAGGTATTTAAAAGAGGCACTTGATAAGTATCTCGACGATGGTGTAGATAACAATATTATTCTCAACGACATCCTAAATATAGTGTGTGACAGATCTTTGCTGGCACATAGAGAGTTTACCAAACTCTCGGATTTAGAATCTAAATTACGAGACTAATATGCTGTCTACTCAATACAGACTCCGACTGGAGTTTATCTGCCAGAAGATTGCCAACAATGAAGAAGTTAAATTAGACGACATGATTTGGGCAGAGAAACTGTCCAAAGCAAATACTACTGCTCGCGAGTGGTTAAAGAAAGCACGAAGAGCATCTCAAGGAATTGAGGAAGGTAGTATTGATGATTTTATGAATAGGATGGGACTAGGCGATCCCGACCCATCCAATCATAAAACGGGATTCGATGGTGCAGATGAAATCGTAGATTGGTTTCAACGTGACAAACCTGATGATTGGAGGCAACGTGACTGAAAAGATTACACCCGAGACCTACGAAAAAATGAATGAAGAGTTTGAGGAAGAAGGTCTTGCTTTCCGAATCAAAGTTCCTACACAAGAAGAAATAGACAAATGGCAAACTGGTATCAAGAGCAATTAACAAATAAAAACTATTTGTCACCTATTGGTTTCCTCTTCCTTTTGGATAAGGCACCTAAGGTTTCTTTCTTATGCCAGAGTGCGGAGATTCCTTCCATCACATTAGGTAGCACAGAAATTCCTACTGGTGGATATGTCAATCTCCCTTTAGAAACTAGTGCAACCTATGGAGAATTAACTCTACAGTATATTGTAGATGAGGATCTCAAAAACTATTTGGAATTGCATAACTGGATCCGTGCGTTGGGCACACCTCAGGATTTTGAGGAGAGGGGTAGTTGGATCACCCAAAATAATGATGGTAGGACAGACACTAGAGATTTTACTGATGATCCTAGATACTCTGATGCTACACTACAAATCCTCAACAATAACAACCAAGCAAATTTCAACGTAGTATTCAAAGACTTATTCCCAACACAATTGCAGACATTGGCATTTGATGTTACTGGTAGTGACAACGAATACTTTACATCTACAGTTACTTTCCAGTATAGTCTATACGAAATTAGAAATGTTGCATCTACCACTAGGAGGACTTCGTGATAGAATGGAAGCAATATATGCTTGAGCATTGTGTCCTTACTGCTGAAGAAAGAAAACTTCTAAAGCAAGGACCAAAAAGTTTAGCACAAGCATGGCACTTACAAGCACTAAAGTATCGTTATGAATCTGGAAAACCTACAACAAATGTGGAAGAAGGATAGTGTCATTGACACCGACCTTTACTGCGAAGAATCCACAAAAGTCCCACAACTTCATATGAAATATATGGAGTTTTTTAGTATGTTTTCTCTCATGAAAAAGGAGAAAGAGATACTACTAAAACAATTAATCAAAGACAAGTGGTTATATTACAAGGGTAAGGCACCCGCATCAGTATACAAAGAAATGCCATTCGATCTCAAGTTGACATCCAAAGATGAGATTGAGATGTTTATCGATGCCGATGAAGAGATCGGAAAACTCCAATACAAACTGGAATATATAAGTCAAACCCTCTCATACATAGAAGGAATTCTTAGACAACTAAACAACAGGACATTCCAGATTAAGAATGCAATTGAGTGGGAGAAATTTAAAAATGGATTATGAGATACGGTTGCCCTTATAGGATAATCAAATTTGATGAGCAATCATTAAATCTGGTATGGAGATGCATCGCTTCCACTGATCTTCAGTGGGAGGATAGTATTGTTGTAGATAAACACCAAGATAGAAATCCAAGATCTTCAGAGGTTGCTTGGATTAATAATGATTACTTAGATAATTTACTACTCAGGTATGTGCAACATATCAATGTTGAGTGTAAATGGAATCTAAAAATTACTGGAGTTGAGCCAGTGCAATTTGGATCTTACCCTGAAGGTGGATTCTATAACTGGCATGTTGATCAACATTCAATGCCAGAAAAGGTTGTGAGAAAAATTAGTATGTCACTCTTCCTCAATGAGGACTATGAAGGAGGGGAGTTTGATTTGGAGCTATATAGACCAGGGACAGACCCACGCTACGAAACTTTCAAGTTGCCTACTGGGTCTGCAATTTTCTTCCAAGGTGATCAATGGCATAGGGTCCGCCCTGTCACATCTGGATTGAGAAAATCTCTTGTAGCATGGTTTTATGGTCCGCCGTATGTTTGATTTGAAGATCCGAAAGAAGAATGAAGTTTATCTAAAGGTCGAAGCAGAACCTCACATCAATTACGAATTGGCAGACTTTTTTACCTTTGAGGTAGAGTCTGCAAAATTCATGCAGAGAAATAAAAGATACAAGGGATGGGACGGAAAGATCCGTTTGTATTCACCAGGCACAGGAGAGATCTATTGTGGTCTCATTGAATATCTCTTAGACTGGGCAGAGAAGAAAGGATATAGATATCAACTTGAGGATTGCAAATTCTTTGGTCACCCTCTCAATCAGAATGATCTGATAACTCCGAATGGCGTTGCGGGTTTTGTAAAATCTTTGCATCTACCCCCTGGATTGAAGGTGCGTGATTACCAGTATCGCGCAATCTATGAAGCTCTAAAGTATAATAGGAGAGTATTACTATCGCCAACAGCATCAGGTAAGTCTCTAATGATTTACGCATTGGTCAGATACCACACAAATTTAAACAGGAATGTCCTCATTGTAGTCCCAACCACGTCTCTTGTCGAGCAGATGTATAAGGACTTTGAAGAATATGGTTGGATGGCTTCCGAATACTGCCACAAAATATATGCGGGGCAAGAAAAATATACGGACCATCAAGTAGTAATTACCACTTGGCAATCTATCTATAAAGAACCTAGAAAGTGGTTTGATAGGTTTGACGTGGTAATCGGTGACGAGGCGCACCTTTTCAAAGCTAAATCTCTTACTTCTCTGATGGGTAAGTTGCATGAGTGTAAGTATCGTATTGGATTTACTGGCACATTGGATGGTGCAAATGTCAACCAGTTAGTATTAGAAGGTGTCTTTGGGAAGTGCTCTCAGGTAACCAAGACTAATGAATTGATGAAGCAAGGTTATGTTGCCAAACTAAAAGTAAAGATTGTGCTAATGAAGCACGAAGAAAAACTTTTTGAGGGATATCAAGATGAGATTGATTACTTAGTAGAGCATGAAGGTAGAAATAAATTTATTTGTAACCTAGCAAAAGATTTAACAGGAAACACATTGGTGCTCTTCAACTATGTAGATCGCCACGGCATCCCTCTTTTTGAGTTGATAAATAGTAAAACAGACAGACCCGTGTTTCTTGTACACGGAGGTGTTGATGTTGATGATCGTGAGGATATCCGTGTCCTTACTGAAAAGTCAGAAAACGCAATCATCGTTGCATCTTATGGCACATTTTCTACAGGCATCAACATAAGGAATTTACACAACGTAATTTTTGCCAGTCCTTCTAAGTCCAGAGTGCGTAACCTACAATCTATTGGTCGTGTGCTAAGGAAAGGCGAAAACAAATCACAGGCAACATTATATGATATTGCTGATGATATTTCTACTGACCGTGGAAATAATTATACTTTGAATCATCTTATGGAGAGAGTGAAAGTATACAATGAAGAAAAATTTGATTATGAAATCATAGACGTTAAAGTAAAAGCTTATGATTAATTACGCAAAACATGATGAAGAATTCTACGGCATATTTAAATTAAACAATGGTGAAGAAGTCGTAGGTAAAGCAGTACTAACCGAAGATGCTGGAGAGAGTTTGATCTTCATCAGCAATCCTGTTGTGATTGAGGTATACACTAAAGAGTTAGATTCTGGAAAAGTTATACGAGGAATGGGATTCAGTCATTGGATGCAAATGTCTGATGAAGAATTCTTTATCCTAAGAGAAAAAGATATTGTCGCGCTCGGCACCCTACAAAGTGATTATGTAGTCATGTATGAGTCTTATGTCAGAGGAGACGACGACATAAAAAAGGACGCTAAAAAAGTTGCGCTCGACTCAGAGATGGGTCATCTAGGTAACGTGGAAACTTTCAAATCCCTCTTAGAAAAGATATATAAAAACGGAAGTCATTATCACTGAGTACTTTTATCTCTTCAACCCTGACAGTGTTATTCTATAGAGAATTGACAAGATTGTCAAGTATGCTATAATACAAACGTTAAGGACCTAATCCTATGAAAAAAAGTGCTAAGAAACAGCATTATGTAAACAATCAGGATCTCCTTACGGCGCTGATCACATATAAAAGAAAGGTAGGAATTGCAAAGGAAAAGGGTTTGGAAAAACCCAGAGTCAGTAATTACATTGGCGGATGTTTCCTGAAGATTGCAACTCATTTATCTTATCGTCCAAACTTCATAAATTATATGTACAAGGATGATATGATCTGCGACGGAGTGGAAAACTGTATTCAATACATAGACAACTTCGACCCTGAGAAATCAAACAATCCGTTTGCTTACTTTACTCAGATCGTTTACTATGCTTTCCTGAGAAGGATTCAAAAAGAAAAACGTCAGATGGATATCAAGGAGAAAATTCTTGAGAAGTCTGGTTATGATGAAGTGTTTTCCGTTGACGGTGACGTATCTTCCGAGTATAATCAAATCAAATCTCGTATTGCCATTAATTCAAAACGATGACAAAAAAACGTACGGATCTCGAAAGAATGCAAGATTTTATCGAGAAGGACAACAGTTGCAGAGATGACAATGAGCGCGGTTACTGGCGCAAAAGACTTCGTGATTTAGAGCAAGGTATTAAGGATGAAAATTCTGCTGATAACTGACCAGCATTTTGGTGTTAGAAACGACAACCAGTCATTCATTGACCTATATAGAAAATTTTATTCTGAGATTGTATGCCCATTCATTGCGGCATACAACATCGATACTGTAATTGCATTGGGCGATACGTTTGATAAACGTCGCTCCATTAACTTCATGTCGCTGGAATCAGCGAAAGAAATGTGGTTTAACCCTCTTCAAGAGATGGGTGTGAAGATGCACATGCTCGTAGGTAATCATGATATCTACTACAAAAATACTCTTCGCATCAATGCCCCTAGTGAATTATTGGGAGGTTACAACAACATCACAGTCTACGATAATCCTACTACCGTTGACTTTGATGGTTGTAATATACTTCTTCTTCCTTGGATATGTGATGACAATCGAGATCGATGTTTCAGAGAGATCCAATCTAGTCCTGCTAGGGTCTGCATGGGGCATCTTGAGCTTAACGGGTTTGAAGCTCATCCTGGGCATGTGATGGAAAGTGGGATGGATAGAAATATCTTCTCAAGATTTGATAGGGTATTTTCTGGACACTATCACATGAAATCTAAGGAGTCCAATGTGACTTACTTGGGTAATCCCTATCAACTATATTGGAATGACTATGGTTGTAAGAGAGGATTCCATGTCTTCGATACGGATACACTGAAGACTACATTCTACCGTAATCCGTTTGACATGTTTCACAAGTTGTATTACAATGATGGGGTTGACATTCCTGAAAATCTTTCTGGTTGCTATGTCAAACTTGTCGTGGAGGATAAAACCGATCGAGTTAAGTTTGACTGGACTTTAAATCAACTGCATGATATGGGTCTTGCGGATCTTAAGATTGTGGAAGATTTGAGTATTGATCTAGATGATGGTGATGGTGTGTTGGAAACCGAAGATACTTTGACCCTGTTAGATAAATACATAGATGGGATTGACCTAAAAGTTGACTCAACTAATGTAAAAAACATAATGAGGTCACTCTATGTAGAAGCATGTGAGATCTAATGTTTATCCTAACAGACAAAGAAACTGGTGGTGTATATGCCGTCTCAACCAAAGATCGCAAAAAGACTGTAACTTTGTTTGAGGAAGAGGATGATGCTCTACGATATGTTGATCTGTTAATCGCTGAAGATTACGAAGATGATCTTGAAATTCTTGAAGTGGAAAAGGATGTCGTAGTTGCAAACTGCCAGATGCATGGATACTTTTATTCCATCGTCCCTAAAAATGAATTTGTTATCCCGCCCCCTAGTTATTAATGATTACGTTTGAAACTATCCGTTGGAAAAATTTTCTTTCTACGGGTGATCAGTGGACAGAGATTCGCTTAGACGAATCTGATTCTACTTTAATAATTGGCACAAATGGTGCGGGTAAGTCAACGATATTGGATGCCTTGACTTTTGTGCTATTCAATAAACCCTTTCGTAAGATCAACAAACCTCAACTTGTTAACTCTGTTAACGAAAAAGGACTAAAGGTTGAAGTTTGTTTTAGTATTGGTAAAGATGAATACCGTGTGTGGCGTGGAATCAAACCCAATACTTTTGAAATTTACAAAAATAATAAACTGGTTGACCAGGATGCTGCTACCAAAGACACTCAGAAATACTTGGAGCAAAGCATACTTAAACTTAACTTCAAGTCTTTCACTCAGGTTGTTATTCTTGGCAGTAGCACTTTTGTGCCTTTTATGCAGTTGCCTGCTGCTCATCGAAGAGAGGTTATCGAAGATCTTCTCGATATCGGGATCTTTTCTTCAATGAATACTGTCCTCAAGGACAAAGTTAAAGCAGCAACAACTCAGAGTAAGGAGTGTGCTCATCTTGTCAGACTTGCTGATGAGAGAGTATCTTCACAAGAAAAATTAATCGCATCTCTGGAAGAAGTAAACTCTACCAGACAGAAAGAAAAGCAAGATAAGATCTTGCAGAATCAGGAAAAAATTGCAGAGATTGCTGTCCAGAAAAAGGAAAGTCAAACTGACTTGGAAAAGTATCAGGACTCTCTAGTCAATGTTGATTCACAAAAAGAATTGTTGGCAGGTCTCCGTAGGCAGCAAGCAGAAATTAATACGGAGATGAAAGGGATCACAAAAGAAATTAAATTCTTTAAGGCACATGATCAGTGCCCTACTTGTGATCAAACGATCGGAGAAGATTTTAAGAAGAAAAAGATTTCTGTATTGAAGGATGATGGACTTTCAATGTCAACTAAATTTAATTCTTTGACAAACGAGATTGCTGATGCAGTTTCTATTGTTGAAGAGATGGATACTTTTTCTATGAAGTGTCATGAGTTGCGTAGTAGAATCAGCGGTCATGATAGAGAAGTAGTCAGGTTAGAATTTGAGAATCTTGAAATCTCAAAAGAATTGGTTGACTTGCAAACTAAGACACCCAACATTAATAAGGAAAATGAAAGTCTTATTGATCTGCAAAAACAGTTGAGTGATACGATGAAAGATTGCTCAAGGATTAATGAAACCCTAGATGAGTATCAAGTTGTTTCTAGTTTGCTTAGAGACTCTGGTGTCAAAAGTCAGATTATCAAGAAATATGTCCCAGTCTTCAATCAACTGATTAATAAATATCTACAATCAATGGACTTCTATGTCAACTTCACGCTTGACGAAGAGTTTAACGAAGTTATTAAGAGTCGCTTCAGGGATGAATTTAGTTATGCTTCGTTTTCTGAAGGGGAAAAACAAAAGATCGACTTAGCACTTTTGTTTACATGGAGAGAAGTTGCTCGAATGAAAAACTCTGTAGCAACTAATCTTCTTATCCTGGATGAAGTTTTCGATTCATCTCTAGACGATCAAGCAACTGGAGAGTTGCTCAAGATTCTTCGTAGTCTCGGTAGAGGCACAAACACACTAGTCATCTCACACAAGGGAGATATCCTTGTGGATAAGTTTAGTCGCACGTTAAAATTTGAGAAAATAAATGATTTTTCGCGCATGTCAGACGATAGCTAGAGTATGGAAATACTCACTAGGTAGCTTCTCGGATGATAAAACCAAACCATATGACACTTACGTGGCTCTCGTACGGAGCATTATACTTGTTTCTTATCTCGTTACTAACTGTTTTATTGTGGCAGGGGTGATCCGCCATTGGGACAATAAGAAAACTGTCCCCCTGGTGGACGGATCCATCGTCGGGGTGCTATACTGAATGGGTAATCGAGAGGAGCAGATGATTAACACCGAAGTCAAGGGCACCCTTGCTCGCCTTCTTGCAACGGAAAACTTGACTGTTGAGCACCGCAAAGTCAGCACTGCTGCATTTGATGTCCACAACAGGGTTTTGATCCTGCCCATCTGGAAGACTGCTTCTAGCACCGTGTATGATCTTCTGGTAGGTCATGAGGTCGGTCATGCCCTCTATACCCCAGATGAAGATATCGATGCTCCTAAGGATTTTGTCAATGTCATTGAAGATGCTCGCATTGAGAAAAAGATGCGAATATCTTATCCTGGTCTGAAGAAGACTTTCTATCTCGGTTACAAAGAATTGTGGGCAGATAATTTCTTTGGCGTAAAGGATGAGGATCCCTCAAAACTATCTTTTATTGATCGCATCAACCTTTACTATAAAGGAAACCCAGACATTCCATTTACTGAGGAAGAGATGAAATGGGTGATTAAAGTTGGTTTGACAAATACCTTTGAGGATGTTGTCTCGCTGGCAAAACTCATCTATGAATTCTCTCAAAAGAAACAGGAAGAGAAAGATTTTCAACTCCAAGCACCTGCTAAGTCTGAGGATGGTAAAGAGGGTGGAGACCAAACTAACTCTGAGCAAGTAACCCCAGAAGAAACCGAGTGGCCTACTGAGTCTGATCCTGAAACCGATCATCGCTCTGATAGGGCAGATGATCCTGCAGATCTACAGACTCCTTCTTATTCTGGTGGAGAAACCAATGAATTGGAATCTGTAACTGATAGGGCACTGCAGGATGCAATGCAGAATCTTGTGGATGATACTGCTAAAGAGTGGGTATACTTAAATCTACCTAAGGTGAAGTTGGAAGACTATGTTGTCTCCCACAAAACAGTCTATGCCGATCTTCAAAACTACTTTGGAGATCTCGAAGGTAGGCAGTTGGATGCATATGATTTCACCCTTGGTAAGTGTGAGGAGTATAAGAAGAATGCACAGAAGTCTGTAAATTATTTGGTAAAACAATTTGAGATGAAGAAGTCTGCCGATCAATATGCTCGGTCATCCACATCTTCTACTGGAGTCATCAATACCAATAGACTTCATAACTATAAAATCAGTGAGGATATCTTTAAGAAGATAACTGTTGTGCCTGATGGTAAGAATCATGGTTTGATCATGCTTCTTGATTGGTCTGGATCTATGCAGAATGTCCTTATGGATACACTGAAGCAGACTTATAATCTGATTTGGTTTTGCAAGAAAGTTGGTATTCCCTTCCGTGTCTATGCTTTCCAAAGTGGATTCTCTACGAGGACTAATGAGCAACAGTGTCGGGTAGATCGTCAGGTTAGGAATTGCTTGGCGATCGGTGATGATTTTCGTCTTTTGGAATTCTTCTCATCTCAGATGAATTCTGCAATGCTTGATAAACAAATGAAGTTTATCTGGGCACAATCATGGGCAACTGTCTCCTGGTCTAGTCATGGTGGTTATCCTGGTTATAGTCTGGGTGGCACTCCTCTTGCTGAGTCTGTTATGTTGATGCGTCAGGCAGTTAAGGATCTGAAGCGTAGAGAGAATGTTAGTAAGGTAAATGTTATTTGTCTTACTGACGGTGAATCTAATCCTATGGCATATGTTAGGGATTATTACGACAATACTAGTTACCGTGCAGGTGAGCCTATAATTGATTACCTTTGCCACAACCGCAACAAAGTCTTTATTCTTAGAGATGCTGAGACTGGATATAGTCGTAAAATTAATGGTAGTCCTTACGATACTACAAGGGAGATTGTATCTTTCTTCCGAGAGATCACTGACTACAACTGGATTGGTATTCGTCTCTGCTCTAAGCAAGAGGTTACCCGATTCATTATGCACAATGCTCCTAACTTTGTAGAGAAACTTTCTAAGCAATGGACTAAGGAAAGATTCTGTGCCATTGAAAATATTGGTTTTAATAAGCAATTCTTTATGCCCAATCAATACATTGGTGCATCTACTCAGGATCTTGAGATTAAACAAAAGGGTGAAGTTGCAACTAAAGGTGAGTTGACCCGTGCATTTAAAAAGCACATGGGATCAAAGATGGCAAACAAGACAATCCTTAACGCATTTATTGATCAGATAGCATGAAGTGTAAAGTCCAAATTTATTGCTCAGGCACAGTATGGGATGAATATGTGGTAGCGAGAGACTACTCCCACGCCAGGACCATTGCTCTCGCTAGAAATCCTGGGTGTAAGATCATCGGTGTGACAGCAGTGTTCACCTAAATAACTGTCCCAGACCCTCCCATTCGGGGGGGTCTTCTGCTATAATTACAAGGTAATCAAAAGGAGAGCAATGCCCCGCGTCACTACTGAGCAACTGGTTGAATGTCTGACCACTGGTTTTGGCACAGAAATCGATAGCGATCAAGTCCGTGCTGCAGCAAAATCTCTAGGTGTATCATATCCTACCGCTTGTAAGCGCCTTGAGTCTTATAAATCTGGTAGGGGCAAGTGGAATCTCACTGCCCAAGAAATCCAGCGTGCTTATGAAGCACCTGATGCTATCTGTAAAGAGTCCTACATTCCAGAAAAAAATGATTCCTTCGTCTCTTTTGGTAACTTCAGCGATCTCAAGAAAGTTATTAACTCCAATCTTTTCTATCCTGTTTTCATTACGGGACTATCTGGTAACGGTAAAACGTTCTCTGTTGAGCAAGCTTGCGCTCAAACCAAGCGGGAGTTGATTCGTGTCAATGTCACGATCGAAACGGATGAAGACGATCTTCTGGGTGGTTTCCGTCTTGTCAACGGTGATACTGTTTGGCATAACGGTCCAGTCATCGAAGCTCTTGAGCGTGGAGCTGTGCTGCTTCTAGATGAAATTGATCTTGCTTCCAATAAGATCATGTGTCTGCAATCTATTCTTGAAGGTAACGGGGTTTTCCTTAAGAAGATTGGTAAATATGTAAAACCCGCTAAAGGATTCAATGTTATTGCAACTGCAAATACTAAAGGTAAAGGCAGCGATGACGGTCGCTTTGTTGGCACCAATATTCTCAATGAAGCATTCCTTGAGAGATTCCCCCTCACCGTTGAGCAGGAGTATCCTACTGCCTCTGTAGAAACTAAGATTCTCCTCAACACTGGCATCCCAGAAGACTTTGCAGAAAACCTCGTCAAGTGGGCAGGTGTGATCCGTAAAACTTTCTATGATGGTGGTGTTGATGAGGTTGTGACCACACGTCGTCTGGTCCACATTTCTCAGGCATATCAGATTTTTGGTGATCGCCTTCGTGCTATTACTGGTTGTGTCAGTCGATTTGATGAGGACACTAAGCAATCTTTCCTGGATCTGTATACTAAGGTTGACGCTGGAGAAGATTCCGAGTACAATAATGAGGAAGAAACCATCTCATCATGAAATACAATGAAGAAGCACTGCTTGACGAGCTCAAGCAGTATATTCAGGGGACTTACAACCAGCACTACTCTACTGGTGATCAAGGTATCCAAACCCTGGATTTGATTGAATCTTGTGGTGATGGTGAAGCATTCTGTAGGAGTAACATCCTCAAGTATGCTTCCCGTTACGACAAGAAGGGCACAGCACGGCGGGACATTATCAAGATCCTGCACTACGCATTGCTGCTGCTATACTTTAATGATAAAAATGCAACCCGTGAGGAGTATCCTAATCGATGACCGTAATCTCTAAAGAAACTATTGACATCCTGCAAAACTTTTCGACCATCAACAAGTCGATTGTTATTAAACCAGGCAACCAAATTCAGACTCTAAGTTTGAATAAGAATATTCTTGCCAAAGCAAAAGTGCAAGAAAGTTTTGATCGTGAGATTCCTATCTACGATCTCCCTTCCCTGATTGCAGTTTTCAATCTGTTTGATGGCACTCCTGTCATCGATACTACTCAGCAGTCTTGGTTGGAAGTCAGCAATCCTGTCAATCGATCTAGGGTTAAATTCTTTTATTCTGATCCTGACATCATTGTCCAACCCCCTGATAAGGAAGTTGATCTGCCTACAGAAGATGTGTCTTTCCGTTTGGAAGCACCTGTCTTTCAGCAGATTCGTAAAGCATGGTCTATCTGTGGTGTGCCTGATCTTTGCTTGTATGCATACAATGGCACCATGAGTCTGTGTTTGACGGACAAGAAGAATGATACATCAAATAGTTATCAGATTGAAGTTGGTGACTGTCATGAAGACGATGCATTCTGCTACTGTTTCAAGATGGAGAATCTGAAACTCTTCCCTCAGGGTTATGATGTGACTATCAGCAAGCACAACGTTGCTCGCTTTGAAGCAGACAACATTAAGTATCTCATTGCACTAGAGCCTAACAACTGATGCGTAACGATTTTTTATGGGTAGAGAAGTATCGTCCTCAAAAAGTTGAGGAATGTATTCTTCCTACAGATGTGAAAGAAACCTTTCAAAGTTTCATTGACCAGGGGGAGATCCCAAATCTTCTCCTATCTGGCACCGCTGGTGTTGGTAAAACTACTATTGCTAAGGCACTCTGTAATGAATTAGGAGCAGATTTCTATGTCATCAACGGGTCTGATGAGGGTAGATTCCTGGACACAGTACGCAATCAGGCAAAAAACTTTGCCTCTACTGTGTCTCTCACTTCTACTTCTAAGCACAAAGTCCTTATCATTGATGAGGCAGATAACACGACACCAGATGTACAACTCCTTCTTCGTGCCAGCATTGAAGAGTTTCAGAAAAACTGTAGGTTTATCTTCACCTGCAACTTCAAAAACAAAATCATTGCCCCGCTACATAGTAGGACGACGGTAGTTGAATTCAATGTCCGAGGTCAAACAAAGCAGCATCTGGCAGCGTCTTTCTTCGATCGTTGCAGAGATATCCTCAAACGCGAGGAGGTCACCTTCGATGATCGAGTTGTGGCAGAAGTCGTCCAAAAATACTTCCCTGACTTCCGAAGGACCCTCAACGAATTGCAGCGATACTCCTCCACGGGATCTATCGACACTGGCATTCTGGCGGCGCTAGGTGATGCTAATGTAGACTCTCTGGTTTCTATCCTGAAGGAAAAGAAATTCAACGATGTCAAAAAATGGGTTACGCAGAATCTAGATGCTGACCCAACTTCCATCATGCGTAAGTTATATGATAATCTTTCTAGCGTGATGAAAGGACCATCTATTGCTGCTGCAGTGCTTATCATTGCAGAGTATCAATACAAATCTGCCTTCGTGGTAGATCAGGAGATCAATCTCCTTGCCTGTCTTACACAAATTATGTTGGAGTGTGAATTCAAATGACCGTATCAAACATTCGTTTTATTAGTGGTGAAAATGTCATTGCTGATCTGGTAGAAGAGACTGATGATAATATCACTATCCGTGATGCTATTGTTGCTATGCCTGTCAGTGAGGATGGTGTGCAGATTGGATTTGCACCATGGGCACCACTCCAAGATCCTGAGATCGATGACTTGACTATTGCCAAACAGCATGTCATGTATATCACTAGACCCACTCCCCAACTGGAGGAGCAGTTTAATAAGATGTTTAATCGTATCCAAGTCCAATCTAAGAAGATCATTACCCCATGAGTGAATTGAAGACTCCTCTTCGTTATCCTGGTGGCAAGTCTCGTGCTGTCAAAAAGATGGCACAGTGGTTACCTGACATGAAAAACTATCGTGAATATCGGGAGCCTTTTATTGGTGGTGGATCATTTGCTCTTTACCTGGCGCAGATGTATCCACATTTGGACATTTGGATTAACGACCTTTACGAACCACTCTACAATTTCTGGTGTGAATTAAGAGACAACGGCGATGAAATTACGAAACAACTCGTCCAACTTAAACAAAGGCACCCTGACCCCGCTTCAGCGAAAGTGCTTTTCCTGGAATCTAAAGAATATCTCACTCACGGAAGCAGACAAACTTCTAATACGATTCGTGCTGTCGCTTTCTATATTGTCAACAAGTGCTCTTTTTCTGGTCTCACTGAGTCCAGCTCCTTCAGCAAACAGGCGTCTGACTCCAACTTTTCAATGCGAGGAATTGAAAGACTTAAGTACTACAAGGACATCATCGGAGACTGGAAGATTACTAATCTGTCGTACGAGCAATTGATGACGGATGATCGTCAGACCTTTGTTTATCTAGATCCCCCATATGATATCAAAGATAATTTGTATGGTAAGAAAGGGTCCATGCACAAGGGATTCGATCATGATAAGTTTGCAGCAGACTGTGACCGATTCGTTAGTCATCAGATGATCTCTTACAACACTGCTCAGGTTGTGAAGGATAGGTTTACTGACTACAACGCATACGAGTATGATCTTACATATACTATGCGATCTGTTGGTGAGTATATGAAGGAGCAGCAAGAAAGAAAAGAATTACTGCTGACAAACTATGGCGTATGATGAAAGGTATCCTCTAAAGGATTATTTGAATTCTATTAATCAAACAAAGGAGAATCTTTTAGATGGTGAAGATCCAGCATGGGAAAAAAATTATCCTTCTTATGTAATCAATAAGTGTATGTCTCATCACATTGATACCGTCATGCTTGCAAACGAGATGAATCAATGGGGACAATTACCTACCAAAATGCAGTATGACTTTTTTATAAATACCGTTAGGTCTAGGAAGAGATTCTCTCCCTGGTCCAAAAAAGAGAAGATGAATGATTTGGAAATTGTCAAGCAATACTATGGTTATAGTAATGAAAAGGCGAGGCAGGCTCTATCAATCCTCACTCCAGAACAACTGTCATTTATAAAAACTAAATTGAATAAAGGAGGAAAGAAAAGATGAGTGATGATCTCACCTGGACTAAAGATGACATGGTACAGATTATTCTTAAAGAGCCCGATGATTTTTTAAAAGTTAGAGAAACACTAACCAGAATTGGGGTTGCTTCTAAGAAAGAAAAGAAACTATATCAATCTTGTCACATCTTACATAAGAAAGGTCAATACTATATTGTGCATTTCAAAGAGCTCTTTGCTCTGGATGGTAAGAAAGCAAATCTTTCTTCAAATGATATTCAACGTAGGAATCGTATCATTCAACTCTTGTTTGATTGGGGTTTAGTTGAAGTTGCAAACAGCGACCAGATTGTTGATGCTGCTCCATTGAGTCAGATCAAAGTTATCTCCTACAAGGATAAGGGTGATTGGACCTTAGAATCCAAATACAACATTGGTAAGAAACGCCAAGGAGATAGCAGAAATGGAAACCCCCCTGGAGAAGAAGTCGCCGCCACCTAAAAAAGATAAGTTTGATTGGGCAGATGAAGGATTGTCTGCCTTAGTTAGAGTAGTTATTCTATCATGGTCAGCAGCAATACTTACACTCAATTACGTTACAGTCCCTGGTATTCCCCAGAGACAAATCGATCCCACATTTATAGCTAGTGTCTTCACAACGACATTAGCTACTTTTGGTGTTCAAGCGGGTAAGAAGAAAGAGGAAAAAGAAGAACCTAAACAAGAGGAGAAGAAGGATGCAAAAGTTGATTAATGTTGTCGCACTTTTATCGGGACTTGTATCTGCTAGTCTTGTCGGAGCAGCTGGTTATGTATATGTCAATAGAGTATCTATTGTAGAAAGCGCAACCGAGAAGGTCACTGCTGCTGCCACTGAAGCAGTTGCTGGTGCCATTCCTGGTATGTTGGGTGATTCAGTCCCATCCTTACCAGCAGCAACAGGTCCCGCTATTCCTACACTAAAATGATATTCCTAAAGTCCAAGGAGGTTAAAATGACAGAGCAAACTACACCGCGTAAGTCACCACTTAAAGCAGTTGCTATTGGAGCAGGTGTTTTATTTGGCATTGCCCATATTGGACTTTTAGGTTATCTTATAAAACCACAGGAGAGAATACAACAACCTCCTACTTTTAATATTCCTAATGGTCCTTACTCTTCCTATAAAATAGAGGCGGGTAAGGATGGATATAAGATTGAATTTCGTGCAGATGATCCTAAGATTTTAGAATCATCTAGGTCATTGAATCTTGATAAAGAAAAGAGAGGACTCTTTGGTGGTGGTAGAGAGTTGCGCCAAGAATATCGTAGTGATCAATTCACCCGTGAAGGGACTAGAAACATGGGAGGTGTGACTACAGAAGAGGGAAAGTCTGCGAAAGACGTAGAATGTTTGATCGCGGACGCTGGAGCTCGATCACAAGGTGCTATGGCGGGTAGTGCTATCGCTGCTGGAGTCGCTGCTCCTGCCCTCTCTAGCATCCCCTACGTGGGTTGGTTGGCAGGTGGTTGGGCATTGCTTCTAGGACAGAAGGCAGGGTCTGAGCTCGGGTCACAAGTGGGACAAGTATTCAATGATTGCTAATGGAAATTCGTGATATTGAAATTGATAATGTAAACATACCTGATGTGAGGGTGTATCAACCACCAGGATGGACAACTAATCCATCAACAATATTTGCTGCCCCTCCTGTCACACAAGAAGTTGGTGTGCCTATAATCAATCTCCCTGGTTGTGTTGAGGCACACGAACAAAACAGTAATAAAGAGAAGAGTGGAATACTTAATGAAGATGATCCTAAGGGTGTAAAGGTATTCTGTGATGCTGGTGTGCCCTCTTTCAATCCTATTGATTACAATAAGGATGAATTGAAATTTGAATACGAACCTCAGGTGCCAAAGGTAGCACCACCAGAACAACCAGAAATAAAAGCACCCAAAACAAAAGTACCTAAACCACCTAAGGTTGAGTGTCCTACAGAAGCACAGAAACTCAAAGAACCTGTAGGGACCTTAACTGATAATGGCACAAAAAAGATTACTTCTTATAGATTGGTAGGGAAAGAGTGTATCCCAGTTAAAGCAGATATCACTATTCCAGATCAGATTGTTCAGGCAATCCCAAGTGCAGGAGCTATCACAACTACAGGTGGCATTGCAGTTGTTGCTACAACATCTGCCCTATTAGCAAAACCGCTGGCAGACTTAGTGCTCAAGGCAGTCAAACCAACGGTCAAGAAAGTTATTAAGAAGATTGCTGCTATCAGGGGGAAGTCCGTGAAGGTGGAGTCTTTAAGGGAGCGCCAAGGTCAGCAGCGGATTCGGAATAAGGCGATTCGGATTTTGAAGGGGCGGGAATAGTATGGGTGTGTGGTGCAATATAGTTTTTATTTACTACCACCACATCTGCACATACTTTTGCCATCTCTGTCCCAGGTCTAAAGAAGATTCCTTTTTGCATTAACTCGCCACAATTTTTTAATCTCGCGATCTCAAAATCTAATCGCTTATTGGCATGTGCTTGATTCATTAATGCGATGTTAGATGCTGCTGCTTCTTTACATAGTGCCTGTAGTTTCTTATCAGTAGGTGTGCTCCACGTCATAGAGAAACCAATACCTAGACTGTAACTATCTTTCTGTCCAGTTCTAGTTTTTTTATGGAAGAGGATGTCCCCAGGATTATCAATAATTCCATCCCCAATCGGTTTACCATTATCATCGAAGGCACCATTGTTATCACTGATATCGTATACTGGATCCCAATAGTATGGTTCGTATGGTTTTTGTGCTGAAGCAGTCCCTGTTACATAGGGAGTAAAATTACGGGTGGGTCCTTGACACTGGATTCCTCCCCCGTAAGTATTGGTAATATATGGACCTTGTAATACCTGAATGGCTTGGTTCGTCACCGAGCCTGAGCTATTAGCTACTGGAGATGCTGTTGCACTTACACCCCCCACAGTCTCCGCCAGAGTGGCAGGGACATTCGCAATTGATGTTAGACATAGAATTACTGCTGGAATATACTTGTGGTGTCTGTTACGCTTGTAACCTCGGTCACCCTCTGGATGATCGTATGATTTTGTAAACCTGGAGAAGATAGAGTTTCTGTGAATTGAAACGCTGCTCCTGGTGTCGTTTGTGTGAAAGATGGTTTTCCTGTTACTCCTGTCCATTGCGAAGTCACTCCGTTAATAGTTACATTGTTGCTTCCTGTCGTGGGTGACAGGTTTCCACTAGCGGTTACGCCAGATCCAGTTGCGGAATATTGATAACCAGTTGAATAGTCCATCGAATTGATGGTCTCGGTTATCTTTGATGTTGTCTCCGTGTGGCTCGTCATTGAGCCCTGTGTGAAGTTTGGGACCACGGGGACCGCCTGGGCAGGAGCAAGTATGGCAAATGCACCCACCGCAGACACGGCATACCAGAAGATCGTCTTTCCAAAAGTCATCATGACCTCCTTCAGTCAATTACGGTAATCTCCGACACGAATTGTCCTGTCGCCGTAGTGCCAGCTCCACCAGCCGTCACGGTGAGAGCACCACCAGTGGTTACAGTACCTGCTAGATCACCAGCAGCACCTGCTGTGTAAGAAGTAAGTGACGAGAAATTCGGCACGGCACCTACTGTCGGAGCAGATTGGGGCACTGCATCGCCTTGTGTAAACGACTGACTGTAACTAAATGCGTTACCGTTAGTTGTTTGTGTAGCAGAGATATTACCAGGAGAGAGTAGACCAGATGTAATAGTTCCTGCTGAAATAGTGCCAGCAGTTGTGCCATCTGTAGTGCTCACTCCACTACCCGAGATTGCGTAAGAAGATCCTACTCTAGATGCAGTAGATCTTGCAGCATCAACAGTCAGTTGGACACTAGATGCGTGCTTAGTTACAAGTCCGCCAGCATTTGCTGCACCTGCGGTCAATAAAATCATAACGATAGGAATAAAACGTTTCATTTAATCCATCGAAAGAACTCCTACTTATATGTAGGTCTGGAAAACCTTACACTAGAGTTCGGAATGCTACACCAAAATATTACTGGGCATGACTATAAATAAAATCGGTTGCCTTCGGGGACCACACAATAAAACTCGCTTAAAAAGGAGCATAACAAATGACTGGACTGCGTAAGTTCACCACGAAAGATCTTGGTGCCATCGTAGACGCTGCAGAAAAGTATA